CGGAACTTGACAACAATCCGATACTGAAGTATACTATGTGTGTTACGCCTGTTAGTGGCAATTTGAGAGAATTGAGAAATGTTAATCCTCTCAAACAAAACGATGGAAGTCGTGGCTACTATCATCGTGATAACAATGGTTGGTTTAGTACGATTAATGATCTTGATAAGTTGAAGGTTCAATTCGGTCAAATAATTGGTTAGTATAATGAAAAAATTTAATATTACTTATGAAGATTTATATGACTTATATATAACTCAAGGCTTATCAACATTATCTATTGGAAAACTATATGATGTACACCATACCTCGGTTTTAGATAAGTTGAACAAGTTTGCAATTAAAACTAGAAATATATCTGATAGCAAAAAACTTTCAAAACTTAATAGGGGTTCATCAAGCAAATTATTTAGGCATGGGTTAAGCGATAGTGGCTATAAAGTATTTAGACAAAATGGCAAAAAAACCAAAGAACACAGAATTGTTGCAGAACGTATTCTGAGGAGGTCTTTGGATAAAAACGAAGTGGTTCATCATGTTAACGGTATCAAAACAGATAACAGAGTAGAAAATTTATGGATTTTTCCATCACAAAAAGATCACGCAGAATATCATTGGAATGGAACAATACATAAGGATACAATTATATTAAAAAATGTCGATTAGGTTTATATTCACGGGTAACTTTATTTCATAGGAGATTTTCAATGTCTGTAGTTCCTTTTATGTGGGTTGATGGTAATCTTACGCTTGTTCTTAATAACAGGACGTATCAGGTTTTGCCGGATCATATTAATTACAAGATGATTCTTGAGGCGTTGCCAACTGCAAACGCTGATGAACTCTTGGAGATTGTGGATGTGGAAAAGGCTGTTGCTACTTTTAGTGATGGTCTTGTGGAGATTAAGAACGGCCAAGTCACTTATGAGGGTGAGGTTGTTCATGGTAGTATCAGTAAGCGTATTCTGGAGTTTATGAGCAAGGGTCTGCCTTTTCAGCCCCTAGTTAACTTCCTGAATAATCTTATGGATAATCCTAGTATGCAGAGTCAAAAGGAACTGTATGATTTCCTTGAGCATGAGCATCTGCCTATTACTGAGGACGGTTGTTTTCTTGCTTATAAGGCAGTCAGGAGCGATTTTAAGGATAAATATCGTGGAGTATTCGACAACAGTGTTGGCAACATCTGTAAGATGACCAGAGCGAAGGTTGACGATAATCGTAGTCGAGGTTGTTCTGATGGACTTCATGCTGGTGCATTGAATTATGTTGCTGGTTATGGTAGTCTTGAGAGCGGCGACAAGATTGTGATCGTCAAGATTAATCCCAAGAACGTTGTGAGTGTTCCTAGTGATTGTAACTGTGAGAAACTTCGCACATGCGAATATCTTGTGGTTGGTGAATATCAAGGAGAACTTCTCAAGCCGTTGTATTCGGCAACATTCTCAGAGGATGAGTATGCTGGTTATGATGATGAGGATGAGGACTATGATATCCGTGATGATTACTGGGATCAGTTTGATGACGAAGATGAGGATTATGAGGACGAGGATGATTACGACAACTCGTATCCTGGTTGATTAAAAGAATTAGTGGAGTCTGGGGACTAAGATAATAGCCTCTGGTTGGGAAACTCGACAAACGCTATTTGAGAGGGTTCGATTCCCTCCCACTTTTTAAAAGGAGTATTGATGAACGATCCATACGATGACGAAGATGACGAATACGATGATGACTACTATAATAATGATTATAGTGATCAGTATGATCCGTATAAGTTTTACTTTAAGTTTGATATAAACCAAAACTCTCCGTTGTCGGAATGGATAAGCAAAATGATCAATGATATCTTTAAAAAAGATTATGACTTCGATAAGATGGTAGTGTTTCCTGTGAATAGTTGGAATCCCAATACTGGAGGAAAAGATAAACTCCAGTATTTGGGATCCAATTATGCTAACGAACCAATTTGGAAAACAAAATATTGGGTTGCTGATCCTGTAAATTCAGCATACAAGGCACACTTACAATCTCATGCTGTTCATTTTATTAATCAACCTAAATATTACAAGGGATTATTTGATATCTTAAATTAAGGAAACATTATGTCACAATCAGAATGGTTTGTTGTACCAAATATTAAAGAATTTACAGATAAGGCTAGATCAATAGTCTACAATAATTTTGGCGTTTGGAACAATAAAACAGATATGGATATCCTTATAGATGATGTGGCTCAAAATGAAAAAGCGGAATTTGATAAAGTATTATCTCATCAAGAGAGTTTAGTAATAGTTAAAGAAAATCTGAAAAGAGAAAGAAATAAGATCACAAAAAAAATTAGATATATTCTAAACGATGATATATTTGCTGAGATAGTATATAAACTTAATGATAGGATGGTAAGTAATATTATTAGTGGTTTGGTTCAAAAGGGTTTAGTAGAAACTGCTTTTGATGAAGAGGCTAACGACTTTGTATTTTGGGTAAAAAAAGATGAAGAAGAAAAACCAGAAACCGATTGATATTGATAGCCACTTTAAATACAGATGTCCAAAAATTAATTGTGGCTATGATCATTGGTTATCTTTCAAGCAAGTGAAAATAAAAAACTTTAAGGTGGTCTGCGATTGTGGAACTGTTTTTAAACCAAAAACTATCAAAAAAATTAAAATAGTATATGAAAAAGATATTGAGCAACAACAGGTAGTACAAGTACCGCATAAAGAACAAATAGTCGAACAACCTAAGATTCCTCTTGATCTTGAAAAGCAATGTGGTACAATACTTACTGGTTATGGTTTTACGACAGAGGAGTGTTCGGTTCTTATAGCAAAAGCATATCAAAAAAACCAGACAAACAGTGCTGGTTCGTTGGTTAAATATATAATACAAAATTTGGGAGAATTAAATGAGTTCAATTAAGAGGCCAAGTTCTTTTGATAATATTGTTGGTCAGTCAGATGTTGTCAATAGGCTCCGTATCTCCACAGAGGGCTGTAAAAAAACCGACTCTGTGCTGCCCCATGTTTTAATAGACGGCCCTCCTGGCCTTGGTAAAACGACAATAGCGGGTGCTATAGCAACAGAAATGGGAGTGAATCTGTATACCGCGAACGCTGCTAATCTAAGAAGTGTAAAAAGTGTTCTGCCATATTTGTTAAGAATGACTAAGCGTTCTGTTTTTTTTATAGACGAAATCCATAGATTACCAAAACTTGTGGAAGAATTTCTTTATCCTGTAATGGAAGACTTTAAGATCAATATTGTTCTAGAAAAAGAACCAGAAGAAATAGAGATTCCAGCATTTACATTAGTTGGAGCAACTACTAGTGGTGGTAGTCTTAGTCAGCCATTTTATGATCGTTTTCAAATCAAAGAGCATTTATCATTTTATACCGATATTGAGTTAGCTAAACTAGCAAGATTGAATTCTGATAGTCTAGGATTATCAATGGAAGATTCCGAACTATTAGAAATAGCAAAAAGAAGTAAAGGCACTCCAAGAATCCTAAATGGTAGGCTACAATGGTATAAAAACTACAAAATGTGTAGTAATGATAACACAACAGTAAACGATATATTTCTTATTCAGGGTATTGATGAGTATGGTTTGGATGTGTACGATAGAATGTATTTAGACATTCTTAAAAATAACAAAGGTAATCCGTTGGGATTAAAGTCTATCAGTTCGTTAACAGGAATAGCAATAGAAACTATAGAAAATAGTATCGAACCATACCTAGTGCGAAAAGGATTTGCGAAAAGAACACAAAAGGGTAGAATTATAGGAGATATATAACATGGATCCTTTGATTATTATACTAATCATTCTCAATATTAATAGTCTATTAATTGGCTTTATTTTTGGTCGATTTGGTAGTCAGAATGGTGTATTAAATAATACTCATGGATCATTTTTAACCAAACAAAAACATCATATCAAAGAAAATAATAGTATATCAATAGACGATAAGAAAGTAGTTGTAGATATTAAAACCGATGGTTTGGAAAAAAAATACGATTCTTTAGGAGATATAAAAAAGACTCAAGATAATATAACAAACTCTGTAAATAAACTTAAAAATCTTAAGGGGTAAATTATGGCAAAAGGTCTTGACGTAGGTACTAGTTTCATTGTTTTATCAAAAGATAATAACGGAAACATAGAGTATAAAGATTTTCGAGACGCATTTTATATTATTAAGCCAACAACCCCAGTAGCCACAAAAATGATAGAAAAAGGCTTATCTGGTAAGGTTTTTATTAAAGACAATGACGGCTCATTCATTATTCTTGGCAAAGATGCAATTGAAAAAGCAGTAGAACGTAATGACGCCGCAAAAAGACCCATGTATAGAGGCGTTGTTTCTGCTAAAGAAAAAGATGCTAAAAGAATTCTCGCATTTATTCTAAAAGAAGTAGTCGGCACAGCATCAGAGTCAGGGGAAAAACTGGTTTTCTGCGTTCCTGCTCAACCAGTAGATCAAGAAGATGAAGATTTTGATGTGGGTTATCATGAAGATGTTGTTAAAACAGTATTAGCAGAATGTGGTTATGATGCTAGAGCAATTAACGAAGCAGAAGCATTATGCTATGCTGAATTAGAAGGAGACGATTATACTGGTATAGCAATTAGTTGCGGTGCTGGTATGACAAATGTTTGCGTTATGTTAAATGGCGAACCAACAGTAGTCTTTAGCACAACAAAGTCAGGCGATTGGATTGATCGTATGAGTGCTGTAGCCACAGGAGAACCAGACAGTGTTGTTCAGGCAGAAAAAGAAGGCGGCGAA